ATCTTTATTTACAATATAGCTATTGGGGAAATCCTTGTAATACCTCATTAGAAAGTCTGGTATAATTTTATAAGTATTAAAACAAAATAAAATCTTACCAGATTTTACTAATCTAATAAACTCCTCTTTACTTTCACATTGATAAAGGTTCCCATCTTCATGAAAAACTCTGCATTGATCAAGAAATAATTTCATGTTGAAATTAGCAAAATTAGCTAAATATTGAGGGCGTTGCCACCGTGCAATATCTGTACTGTCTGGAGATGATACGACTTTTCCCCATATACCTCGTTTTATAGGAAAAGAGTTACAGCTAAAATAGAGACGATAATGGGTTTGAGCAAATGTCTCTTCATTCAGTTCGCCTTCTAATGATGAAAAAACGCCATAACAGTCGTTTGTCAAAAGTCTTACATAATACAATTCACCACTTCGACCATTAATTTTATAAATTGCCCCCAACTCATATTTTGCCATAATGCTTTGATTTTTATTTATTATAATGTTCGGCAGCGTTCCGCTTATTCAGTCGGTCTGCTGTTTGTTATCGGTAATCAATTCATTATGAAATTCGGTACATAAAAGTTCCATTACATCATCGTATGCATCTATTATTATGTGATGAAGTCCCTTTGAGGAATAGGTGGGCTTTACAATCTCTCGTATAGATGACACTGTTTGCCCTTTACCTTTGATATTGTTTTCAAACATTTCGTAATCGTACAACTGGAATTTCATTACTCCATTGAATACAAATTTCAGATTAATATCACTCATCGAGTTGTCAAAAAAATCACATAGACTATTATTCCAGACATTAACATACACTTCGATTGTTCGAGTATCTACAATATTGATATGCTCAATTATTATAGCATCTCGTCCACCAATAAAGCCTATGCTTGTTATTATATCTTTTATTTCCATTCTTTTGAACTTTACCGATAATGTTCGGCAGCTAATCACCGTTTAGGCGATTGCGGTGCGTGTTATCGGCATATTGATTATTTAATGATAATCAAATCACCATCTACAAATCCAACTGCGATATGTTCTATTCTAAAAATATTTAAGTCAGCAAGTTCATTGAGTAAGTCTTTAAGAATAGCTACAACTATTTCTAACACTTCTTCCCATTTTAGTTTGTCTGAAATTTCAAAATTAGGACAACTTCTTTGAGCTGGTTCAAAACTTTCATCACATGCCCAATCTTCATCCTTTTCATCAAACCAAGTAGAACCAACCATTTCTAAACCATAAGGTTCATAAAGATTAAAGCTCAAAGCCACAATATCAGAAGGCAATTCTTCTGTTTTATCAATATTGATGATCCAACTTTTGATAACTTCTTTTAAATCATTTGTTTTAGTATTCATTTTCTTCTAATTAAAAATTGAACATTTTATTGAGCCGATAACATTGTGCTAACAGCGAAATCAGCTGTTATTTTCTTCAAGTATATCACCTTGCGAACAAATATAAAAAAAGTGCGGTACACCACGAACGGCGTACCGCACTTTTTTCGGCAAATCGGGCAGGATTTAACATTTATAGCTTGAATCCCTTGCCTTTCCTTTGCGGTTGTATAGGTCGGCGTATGTTCTGCCTTAACTTCTCGAACTGTTCCTTAAACCACTCGGCAATGGGCTTTCGGTCGATGGCAAGAACCAATTTAGCCCCGTCCGTGGGGTCTTTCAGCACTTGGAAACCTGCCCTTTCGGTCGTGAATTTCCGTCCGTGTTCCTCCGAGTAGAGTTCCCCTGCATACTCCAACGGTTTTCCCTTGACGAGCGTTGCGGTCTGCCTTTCATCGAACCCGACAAGGCGGCAAAGGTTTTCGATACGGAGCATTTCACGGAAATAGGGAAACCATGCCGCAGCCTTTGCGATTACCGTTTTCAAGAAAGATATTTCCTCCTTGTGCTTCGTTTCCTTGTCCGCTATCTCCCTGCGGTGCTTCCGTTCTACTTCCGCCATCTGTCGGCTGTGGTCTGCCTGCATGGTCTGTATTCTGTCTTGCAGGGCTTCGATGGTTTCCTCGTGGTCGGCTACCTCCCTATGCAGGGCGGTGTTCTCCCTTTCCAGCGTCTTGACCTTGTTACTGCCGAAAAGAGAACCGACACTCTCGGCGATGTTGGCGGCTGCG